CCTTCCGTTATATCGTCGTCATCCCACTTGTACCATGTGTAGATTTCAAAGATATCTCGCAGTCCGTCTTCGTTGTAGGCATCTGGTTCACGACCTTCAATTTTGTCATTGGCTTCAGCAGATTTGGTTTGATCAGGAATTGTTCCAGGAACAGAGAAAATACCTGTGTCCCGATACAACCCTGACTGAATGCGCTCATCATATTCAAACTCCGTTATGTGTTGGACGTGTGTGATACGATTTGCTGTGTAAAAGTACGAAGCTGCAAACGGCATCAGCAAATCGTCAATAGGTACGAATTCAGTTCCTGGTCGCTTGAAGCGCTCGTTGTACCAGAATTTTTGGTACTGACTCCCACCCATCGGCAACTGTGTCAACAGTTGCTCTTGTTCCGTGCGATACTCCTGAATCTTTGTAGTCATTTGCCAGTTCATGAATCTGGCTTTGCGGTTTGCCAGTTCGACTTTGACTTCTGATTCCTTACCTACTATATTCGTGCGAACCGGTCCAGATGGTGGAAACAACTCCTTCATCGCTCGGCTGGCAAAGTCTACACAAGCCTCGGCAAGTATCGGGTGGACCACTTTAGAAGAACCTTGGAATCCTGCGCCGCCCGGAGCATCTGCCCCTAGACCAGTCCTACGAAGCCCTTCTTCGTATTGCGCATCACGCCGTTTGCGTGCTTCCTTATCACGCTCGATCAGTTCAATGTAGCGGTTAGCAAATTTCCGTAGATCACCTTCGTCAAATACGTCGGCTAGGTTGTCAAGGAAACCTGTTGATTTCGGTGTGTCGTTTTCGCCAGCTATTTTAACAATAGCAGAACCATCGGGTTGCAGTTCCACGCCGCTGTCTTCGTTACCTTGCTTTGAGTCATCAGGTAGATTCTCAGCAACAGAAGTGTCTCCAGCTTTGTCTGGTGGAACAGTCGCTTTGTCAGTTCCCGGTATGCCTGGGATATTGCGGTCATCTTCGTGAATATCTGGCAGCTTTTTCATATCAAGTCTCGCGGGTCAACAGTTGATGTAGTGTAGCACAATGTGCCTAAGCCGCATATGGGTTTACGTGCTCTTTTGGCCTCTTCTCATCTGCGTAATCGTCTTCTTCCTCTTCAGGATCAATAGATAACCAACTTTGATCGCGCAACAGTGATAGAGCTTGGCTGAACGTGTCAGTATAGTCGTCATGAAGCGAATTAGGGAATGTGCAGACTTCAGTGACAAAGTCCGTCGCCCATGTCATAGGTTGACCGGAGACTTTACCGCTCTCAGGTAAATAGATCCGCCCGTTGCAAGGTAGATGTGATACAGCATGAAGCCGCTGCACCTTATCCATCCGTCCGGGATTGTACGCTCGCACAGGAACGTTGGTCCTGTTCAAGTCTTGTATCAGCGTGATACCTGAACCTTTTTCCTCGATCAGAACAATGTCTGGCGAGTGACCCGGTCGCATCATATCACCTTCTACTCCTCCATACTTTGTTTCAAATTCGTCAAGTACGCGGATGCGGAGTTCTGGGTATTGCATATGACCGTCCCACGCGTCCAATAGCATCGCGCAGAATGTGTGGTCGTCTGGGTGTTCAAACACTCCCCAAACAGAACAGGCTGTCGGGTCGTTATTCGTCTTGTCAGTAAATGCCGTGTCGTAACTTTGTATGATGTATACGAAATGAGGAAACGGTTTTCCATTCGGCCAGAGCTTAAACCATGATCTCTTGATAATACCTTGCTCTTCAAGGTTGATAACTTCAGCATGAATTTCTTGACGTCCGAGAACAGTACCTTCGTATTGAACAATCTGGTCAAAGAATGTCGGAGCGAGATTGGTTCTGTTTTCATAGCTGGACCCTGTAGTAATCAGTACGCGCTTCTTACGGTCTTTCGACCACTTGATAAATTGCTGTACCAGTGGAATCGGTTTCGGTGTGGTGGTCACGCAAACTTGTGGGTTCTCTCCCAAGCGCAACCCGAACATCGCCATGTCCCATGTCCGTTGGATGACTTCAGCGTTGCCATTCGCCCACCCTGCGATCTCATCCATCCAAATCGCATCATGCTGCGGTCCGCGCAACCGCTCTGGTTCTTCAGCTGAGTACAATGTCGCTATAGCACCATTCGGCCACGTGATACGACGTTTGGTCGGTTCGAACAGAGGCTTATTGTGTGGTGGGGCGATTGTCAAGATTCCAGATTCGCCTTCAACAATAACGTCACGAGCGTCAGCAGATGTTGGTGCGATGATACCGATGCGTTTGTAGCTTCCTGACTCAACAAGGTGGCGCACCCATTCAGCCCCTGTCCTCGTTTTACCAAATCCACGACCTGCTAAAATGACCCAATAGGCCCAGTCTTTATTGGTGAATCCTTCAAGTTGCTTCGGTCGTGCATTGAACTCCCAATCGTAAATTAGCAGTTCAGCTTCTTCGTCCGTCAACGAGTTGAAAAATTTATCTTGCTCAAGAGGATCAAGAAGTGTTAGCAGTTCTTTCTGTGAACGAGCATACTCGTTATGATCGTTGCTCATACAGTTTTCATTTCATTTTCCTTGGCTCTTTAACAGGACGCATAGGTTGCGTGAACAGTGTTTCTTCGTCCGCGGGTGGGGATCGCCTTGGGCGCACGGCTTTTGGCGGTTTGTTGAGCTTCTTCACTTCTTTTTAAAATTTTCGTTCTTTGGTGCGGTCTTTTTACCGGATCCTGTCTTCTGCTCCTTGGCTTCTTTCGCCTTGGATTCCTTAGGTTCATTTTTCTCTTCTTTGGATTTTTGAAACGGGAATTTGGATGCCATGATCTACTCCTGTGAGGTGGTGGTCGTTGAGCAATAAATGTAGCATGGATATCGGCGATTGGCAAGCGGTAAATAGTGCGTGGGAGGAGGAGATCGACTGAGTACAGGAGATGTTGTGCTTTAGACAACTATTGAATAATTTTTGACGAGCGTAAGTCGCCGCTTAGAGATTAATTTTAAAGCTCGTTGGGGGTCATCTGTTAGTAAGCGCTTACTAACTCGCGTTGCTGGCACGGCGCTTGCTGGGAGTTAGTGACCGCTAACATGGCACGACCCTTGCTAAACAGTAAGCACTTACACCGAGGTTAGTTAGCGCTTACTAACATCACACGTTGGTATAGTAATTGCTAAGTAGTAAGCGACCACTATCATGTTAGTAAGCGCTTACATCAAATATATTTAAAGCTGTCATTAAAATAACCTTGCGTACCTTGAAATTTGTGTTATCCTATAATCTGGCAATGCGCCAACGGGCCTCGGCCTCCACCAAACTATACAGGAGTACTACCATGCAAATTATCAAAACCTCCCATTCCGCTGTGTTTTCCGCCGCCTTTACATTGGCAATGCTTACTGAGTGCGCTACCAAGTATTGCGGCATGTCTGAGGTCGCTGTAACAAAGTTGTCCAAGCAAGTGTTGTCCAAAGTAACAAATGGTAATACACGCACTGGACCCGGCGCCAAGAGCGGAGTAGGTGACTTGGAGTTTAGTAAGTTGCGTACCGTAATTGTGCAAAAGTTGCACGACAGCCAAGATTACGGCGATGCTTTTAAAACCAACGATTTGGAGTTGGAATACACTTGTCTGCCAGACTTGGACATAGGTAAAGCTGGCGCAAACAAGGCAAGCGGCAAGACCCGCGCTAGCGCCAGCAAATTGCAAGGCGCTTATACAATAACGGACAAAGGCCGTGCGGCACTTGCCGCTGTACGTAACAGCGACCCAGGGCGTTGGAATATTGTGCAACATATATTAGCGAACAACGACTTTGCCGCGTACGTCGCTACAGCGCCGGCCAAAGAAGTGAAAAAAGTTGGCGCGGTAACTACCAGTGCAGCAGAAATGTCCTACTCCATGCGCTCTGGCTGGGTAAAAGCTGCCACACTATAACAAGCAGCTTACCAACAAAATCGCCGCTTTAGAGCGGCGATTTTTATTTGTGGTACTAGCATACCAACCCATGTAAACAAACTCTTCTGGCGACCGCCTAGAGCTCTCCAGCGCTATTCTTTGGCACTTGCCTTACCTTGCTTTGCACCCACCATTTTGCGCAACCTGTCCTTTGCCGTGGTAATGTCCACCGGACCGCCGTCCTTACCAGTTAGCTCCGTAACATTTGTTTCCTTCCAACCGGCACGGCTCTTAAGCCAGAACTTAGTCATGTCAGCGTTCTTGCCATTTAGCGCCATAGAGAGAGCCTTCCGCGCTACCATGGAATTCGCTATGTTGGCACTTATACCCAATTCCTTCTTATAGAAGACCTTGAGCAGCTTTTCCTCAACATCAAGTACCAGTGCGATGTCCGCTGGCATAAGTCCTAGGCAAGCCATAACAGCAACTTGCCGAGCCTGATCAACAGTTGGTGCAAAACCTGGAGAGTTCTTGCCAGGAGTACCAGATAGTCCTCGCTCGGCGAGAACCTGCTGTGTTATCAGTCGTAGCCGTGAACGTGTCTCATCTGCCGATTCGTACTCAGGTAGTTTCAAAGACTTCCAGTCAATTGTCTTAGTCGCCATTTCTCTTTCTCCTTGAGCCAGTGCTATCATGGCAAATGATTCCCGGCACAGTGCAACGCAGGTTCTCTAATATTATGAGAGCATCACTGTGAAACTCCAACTCTTTATAGAATGTTATCACGTAACGTTTAGGTAGACGCGATAAGCGTGCGGCGAACAACATAGGTTTATCTTTGCTGTTCAGTAGATCCTGCCAGAAGGCTTTTGTCATTTCACGACCGCCAATACATGCGAACAGCGTCTCTTCACTCTTGGAAGTTCTTACTAGGTGGATGCGATAACAGTGCTTTGCCATGTGCTCACATTAACACAATAAAGAGCAGATTACAAGGTTTTTACGTAGTTTGCAACTACTGTATAGGAGTACAGTAGTTGCCTATTATTTAGGCAGAAATTCTGATACGTGAGTAATACATTGGTAATACGTAAGTAATACATGCGTAATTTAGTACAGTATTATTGCTGTACGTCTGTACAGTAGAAGTTGTTGGTCGGCAATTGTTGGGGTTAAAACAATTGGTAGAATGATATTTTGCACTGTATGGATCGACAGTCCATATTTTGCATTATAAAAGTCTGCATTGCTCGTATCATTCACGTATCAGTGCACCACTTTGGTGCCATTTTAAGTTATTGTTTTTAAACAGGTTTTTCGGTCATTTTTTACCATGTAAAATGTTGTAGTGCAACAAAGTTTTACTAATACAGGCCACAACTACGGCCACATAAGGCTCGAGTACGGGTATACTCCCACTAAAAATTTAAGTCGCCGGCAAATATTAAAAATAAAATGTATTTTGCCATATGTAGTAATACCGCTAAAATACTAATATCAGAATGACAATTCCCGCCGTTCAGCAACTGTCTAATTATAACCAACCTCTACTGTTCACAATCACCTTCTTTCCCTTGTTATCTACAGTTAATACGCTGTATAATATAACTTGGCGTAAGCCGATTACCAACACTCATACAGGAGCCTAGAATGTATCAGAACCTGAACCACCTACCGTCCTACGACCGTCGCCTAGCAGTGATTGCCGCCCAATGCTGGCGTTACCTGTTCGCACCTGCTCACACATTCCAACTCTCACTGGAGCCGCTCAAATGAAACTGAACCAATACCCATTGGAGAACACTAACATCAAATCTGCTAGGCAACTGTTGACCACTGCCAAACAGAAGGAATGGACTCCCAGACGTCTACAACTGTGTATGCCGGGAACTCCACTGATAATCTGTTCCAAGCTGCTGATCGGCGCAGCTATCATTTCTAACGAGACGCCTGACGGCTCTTACACAATCCACGTACCGGAGACAATATAATGACAACAATCAACAATCCTGTCGCTCAACTGGCGCATCTGTACAACTTACTTGAAACAGAACTCCGCCGTCGCTCTTTACCTGTCAACCCAATATCGTTAAAGGAGCTCAATGAGAAGTTCCAACAAGAAACTAAATCTCCTTGGCAGATTCGTGACTGTATTTCAACGTTTAAGAAGAAGGGACATCTCACAACCACATTTGACGGTAAGACGGTTCTCTACATGTGGAACGTGCTGAGCGATCCGTTTATCTTTGGTAAACGAACGTTGAATAAGATTCGTACGCAACCGAGCAAACCAACAGTTACTGATGACCTAAAGGCGACTGGCTACTGCACATTCAAACCAAGCCAAAAGGACATTGAACTGATATTTGAACAGACGTTGGTAATTGTAGGACGCAATCTGCAAACTGGTCGTATCCGTATAACAATTGAGGACATAAAATGAGAATCTTAAGCTGTTACACAGGCAAACTATTATTAGAAGTTCCTGGTGAAAACCTGCACGGAGCCAACCTGCGCGAAGCCAACCTGCACGG